TGAATGCGATTTGTCCCAGTAGGAACTTGCCCGACTCTGGGCTGGTAAAGATCTGTACCAAGATTTCTTGGCCGTTGTCCATCACTCCTGTATAGACGCTGTAATCAACGATCTGCGGTTCAGTCATTGCCTGTCCTTTTGTCGGTACTCCGACCCTAGAACATAGATCAAGCCTTAGGTGGGATTTCCCCGAACACCTTTAGGAATGCGGCTTTTACCCAAATCACCGAGTCGGCAGCCTGTGGAGTTATCTCAATATGAAACCAGTCGCCACCTGGTGCGCCGTGGATAGTTGGCTTATCATATTTGAGCCATGCTTGACGATCGCAACGCCATGCGCGCCCGTGCTCTTTTGGAAAGTAATCCAAAATACATTGCAAGCCAAGATCGTTGGCGTTGGCAACAAGTTTGTCAATAAAGACCAGCGCTTCTTTGCGTCCTGCTTTTGGGTTCTTTTCGCTTTTGCGATACGACAAATCAACAGCTCTGCCAGTTGCGTGAACTGATAAAGAACCTGGCTTACCGCGCATGTCACGTTGACCCCATGACCCGTTGTTCCACAGCGCGCCATTCGATGCGGCGATCGCTTGTTTAATCCATTCGTTCATGCCGGCACGTGGTGCTGGCGATGCGCCGTCTGCGTTGCCTATGTAGTCCCGTGCGTTTGGGACGCCTGCTTTAGCCTTTGCTACTGCCACGACCAAATGCCAAATCTTTTGGGTTTACGTAGCGGATAAGAACTGGCACAAGCGCGGCGGCTGCAGCCTTTACAAAATCGGCAGGGTCAGCGCTACCCGTTGAGTACACCGCAATAACCGCAGCAATAACTGAACGGCCGTACGAGGCAAATAGGGCTTTGTCACTTGGTTTCATTGGTTGGCTCCTTTGGTTTAGATTTTAGCCCGTTTGAGGCAACAAGACCTGACAAGGTGCCAGTCATAAACACAGTCAGCGTAGATAGCAGGTCAATAAAGGCAGCGTCGTTAGGTGCTTGTTTGTCTATCGGCTGGGTGACAAACATCAGCGCATACACAAAGCCAATGACGGTGATTGCAAACACTCCAGCAAGAATGACTCCGACTATTACAATTAGTCGAGCATGTAGTTCTTCGGGTTTAAGGCGTGGTCTCATAAATTAAATCCCTTGTGCACGTTCCAGATGGGTTGCAGATCGGTGGTTCGCATTCTGGTTTTTCCCAGTTTGACGGGTTTTGGCATGGGTAACGATACGAGCCGTCATAACCACATCCTGCGCAACCCCACACAACGACCGCAATTAACGCGGCGTAGCCGATGAGGTAACGCCATCGCATTACGAAAGTAGAGCTGCTACTTCGTCGGCAGTTAATCCAAGTTTGGCAAGTTTTGTGATTGCGCTTTCACGAGCTGCCAAAGCGTCGGCAATGGCTTGTTCCTGTGCGTCGGCTTCGGCTTTTTGCGCATCAAGTACAGCGGCTTCTTCTTTGGTGGCGTTGCGCACTAAATCGTCTATTTGTATTTTGTATCCCATAGTTTTATGCCCTAACTGTTTCGATATCCATAAACGCGAATTGTGCCGCCCGTCATTGTGATACCGCCACCAGCGCCAATTGTAAACGCCGTATATTGCGTCGAATCGTTTAAATATCCACTATTAAAGCCCGCTAGACCACCAGTTGCAGCAGCAGCGAAATTGTTTGCGAGTAGGGTTCTTTTTGCCAAGTTTGGATTGAATAGATTCACATTAAGCGAGATTGTGTTAGTTGTGCCGTATCCAGTATCAGACCACGCAGTCGCATTTGCTGAGGCTAAGCCGTTCACCGTATTTGATCCGTAAGATCCATAAACCAAAAATCTGTAATAACCTGTAGCGGTGCTACCTAATGTAATATTTAAAGCAGCGCTATCTGTGCTTGCAACTCCGCCGCTTGCTGTAATCAAATAATTATCGTAAGTTGAACTAAATGCGTCAGTAACTGTAACGCTGTTTACTGCAGTACCAATAGTTTGTGCTTTGATAAACACAAGACCCGGCGTAACACCGACAGACTGCCAAGCCGCGCCATCGTAATATTGCGTTGTGTTGCTGTCCTCAAGGTAAGCGAACTGACCCTCTGCCAAGGTCTTTTCTCCTGTGCCGCCAAAAGCCGCGTCACGTGTAACCGTGGTAGCGAAAACGGGAATACCCGTGTTCACTTCGGTCATTTCCGCAGCAGTCAAAACCTGACCTGCGGTAAATGCTGGAACTGATGTTTGTGCGTTAACTCCCATAAGTGCTCCTTATCCTAAGACATTCTCTGCGTCGAGTGTGCCATACACGGCGTCGTCAAGAATTAACTCGTAAATAATTGTGGTAGGTGCAGTTGAGTACAGCACACGGTGGCCTGTAGCAAAGTCCAGATAATGCTCGATGCCCTCAACTGACAGCTCTTGCGCTAACTGGGTTGTGCCAGCGCCGCTTGGAAATGTCTTTTCTATGGTGATGGTGTCGCCGATGTCCACGGTCGCCAGGGTGTCTTTTTGGGCTGTGGTCAGCATTAGGAATGAGGTTTCTACTGACGTGTATCGGGCTTCTGGTTCAGGGTTAAGCAGATAAGACGCTGCGGTGTCAATTTCGCCTTGAACGTGTAACAAGCTGTTGGTGATGCTGTTTGTTTGAATGAAATATGTTGCGATTGAGCCTGCGTCGGTTGCGGTTGCGGTCTTGCCATCCAAGGCAGTAACGACAGCGCGGTTGACTACGGCGTCCGCCTCAAATGTAATGCCTACACCGTTGTATTTAAAGTTTGTGCCGTCATCGTGGAAATCGGCTACCGATGCAGACAAGGTATTCCCCACACGCGGCTCGAAGGTTAAGACCCCCGCACGTGACATAAATAATCTCCCAAATTCCGCGGTGTCGTTGATCTGGGCAATGTACTGCAATACGTTGGTTCCTGCAGGCACGGTGTATGCAACGTCGTGGCCAAGGTTTACGGTGCCTGTGTTGATGTCTCGTTGGGCAAGTGGGAAATCAACTTCTGGCAGACTCAGCACCGAATTGATGCGTTCTCCTGATGTTTGCGCGCTGACGTTGTATTCATTTAGATAGGTTTGCGCTAACAGGTAGAACTGGTCAGCGCAATACACGGTCACGGTGTCAAGACCGCCGAGCGCAAAGTTGTAGTCGTAGTTGACGACATAGCCCGAAAACAGCAGTTCAGGGGCATCGGTAGAGCTGTAGCGAATGAGTTTGACTTCACGCATTGGCGCGAGCCCCGGCTTAGATTCAGCGGTGTCGTAGTAGGGGCTGTTTTCGTCGAACGGGTTAAAAATGCCGTCTACGTCTTGAATGGTAAATGTCATTGTGCCAGCGCTAAACGTGTCGCCAATGTCGCGTCTGCCACGCCTTGCGTTAACCTTTGTTACTGAATCCAAAACACTTGCAAACTCGGTGTTGCCGTCAAGCACAAAAAACGTGTTGTCAAGAACTCCTGATGTCACATTGTCAAGGGTGAATCCGTTAACAATAAAGCCCGTGGCGATCTGCAGGTCATAATTGCCTGAATCAATAACAGCTGTGCCCGGCATTACGCCACCTGTAATTGCAACGGTCCAGCGGAACGCGAATAGGCGCGCAAAGCGTTAACGACCGACTCACCGATTTCGGCGCTAGTAGCAAGCCCGCCTGTGACGTTGATGGTAACTCCCCCGCCAGTATTCATGCGATCTAATGGCACTACGGCTTCTGGGCCTGCTTCGCCGATTAGAGCAAGAGTAGGAGCGGTGACAATGCCACCTTCAGCCATTCGAGGTACACCTAAACGTCCTGCAGCTGGTCGCGCCGCCTGACCTGCTCCAAGTTGTGGCACGGGAACAGTTGGTGCTTTTGGAATATCTGGCAATATTGGAATTGAATTGTAAGCGCTAATGATTGCGTTGACCGCGCCGATCGCAGCGTTAACCATGCCAGCAAAGAATCCGATTACGGTATTGACAATTGCGTTAATGCCGTCACGGAACCACTCAAACTTGTTGTATGCGGCAACTAGGGCAACGACCAGCAACGCTACGCCTGCAGCAATAAGGCTAAACGGGTTAAGTGCCATGGCAATGTTGGTGACAACAATGGCTGCTGCAACCGCGCCAATAGCGCCAGCAATTGCCAAGAATGCTTTGGGGTTATCTTGAGCCCATGCGGCGAACTTGTTAAGTACTGGAAGCACGGCTTCAAGCACGGGCAACAGCGCTGCACCGATTGACTCTTTTGTTTCTCCGATGGAGTTTTTGAGAATCTTCATTTTGCCTGCAGCGGTTTCGGCACTATTGGCGGTTGCTCCACCAAAAGTTCCGCCGAGCACGTCCATGACTTCGTTCAGGCTGGCGCCTTCTTTAATCATCGTTGACATCTCTGGGCTCAATGATCGGAGCGCCTTAAAGTTGCCTTGGTATGCCTTGGCAAGCGCGTCAGCGACGCTGGCAGAATCCATGCCGGTGGCCGTGCTGATGTCCATGACAAGGTTCATGTCGTTCATGGCAATGCCAACATCTTTTGTACCGCGCACAAGCGCTTCTAATGCTTTGCGGTATTCGGTGTCGGCAACGCCAGACGCTCGACTCATTGCGCTGATCTGCTTCTCAACCTGCGCAGTTTGCGCGGCGCCAGCGCCAGTCACATTCTGCAAAGTAAGCGCTAACGCGGCCTGCTCTTGCTGGTCTTCCATTGCAGCGCGTGTGGCATCACCAAGGGCAACAGCCAAACCGCCAAGCGCGGCAGCTGCAGGAATCGCCGCCTTCTTAATCGCAAACTGGGCCTTTTCGCCGACGGTCTCAAGTTGCTGGAATTGTTTGACAGCCTTCTTTACCCCTGTGCCGTCAAACTCGCTGATGATCGGGATATTGATTGCCATTACGCGGTCTCTCTATTCGCTTCGCTCATGACGCGCTTAACCAACTGCTGCATCTCGGACATGACATCGTTTTGGCGTTGCTCGTACGCCTTCCACATTACTCGCGAACGGCTCCCATAACGGGAAGTCAACGCGCGACCAAGCGCGCCTTCCATAGACGTGTCAAACATGGTGCCAGTAGCGCCCTGCCATTGGATGAGAAACGTGCCAACATTTGACTTGTTCCCACCGTATTCCTTGATGTTTCGCGTGTTGATCTTGGCAGCGATCTTTTGCTTCATGCCTGGTATCCACGGCAACATTTTGAACCCTGACCTAGTTGACCAATTGCGCGCCATGCCAGATAGCGGGACATTCGAGGGAACAAGTTTGTTGGCATCGTCAATAACAGGCTGAACAATTTTCTTGTAATCCTTGGTAATTTCACGGCGCAAAGATTTGTCAATTTTGTTGAGGGTCTTTAAGGCTTCTTTAAGCCCGACGACCTCAATCTTTGTTGACACTTGGTTCACGTCATCTCCGTTTTTTGTTTGCCTCGTTAAGCACTTTAATGACCGTTGTTAAGTCCCGTGAGTCAAACGCAATGTCGCTAGGCCACCAACCGACCGCGACCAGTACTTCTGCTAGTTGGCGGCGGTAGGTGCCGCGTCCGTAGGGTTTGGGTCTGTCTCGTCCAGTACCGGCAGAATGTCGATGTCAGGGTTTTTACTTAGCCATTCGCGCCAGTTGTCACCAACTTGCTCGCCTTTAATCTTTAAAATTGTGTGCATCCAGCAGGCGTAATCCGAGTACAACGGGTTTGCTGAAAGTTGTTGAATGTTGCGACGTTCAAGCCGTTCCCATTCCGTAACCACAAACAGGTTTGTGTAGTAATACTCTGGAGCGCTGTCGGGGGTGCGCTTTAACTGCAACTTGATTTTCATTGTTCTCCTATGTCGGCTTGGAGCCGTTAATTATGCGGTTGTATCAACCGAGTACGTGCCGCCCTGTAGCTCGATCTCGTAAACCGAAAGCTCTCCCAAGGACGCGTTCACGACAGGCAGGCTAGAAAAATAAGTGTCGGTCAAAATAAAGCCTGGATTAGTTGCCGAATCAGCAGCGCTTGTTGGGTTTACTTTAATTGTGCACTTAGTGCCAAGCAACGGTGCAAGAACCGCGTACGACTCTGACGCTGCATAACTGGCATAGACCGTCAATGTCAAACTATTCGAGAACAACCCTGCCGTCATGGTGCGGGATGTCTGGCCGAATGCGGTATCTTCGAGAGCTTCCGCAGTCACAGTCAACGTTGCTGCGCTGACCTGATCGGTGATGTCAACAATGGTGCCGATTGCGGTTCCAATCTTGACTGTTGGGTTCGAGAGGTAAGTTGATGCTGGCATGTTTGCTCCTTAAGTTCTGATCTGATAGTAGATGATTTGTATTCGGTAGTAGTGGATTATGCGGTCTGGGCTTGGATAGCGCAATCAAGGTCATAGCACGGGTACAACGCGCCACCGATCTCAAGGCTTGACGGACGGCCAGCCATCACAATGATCGGCGAGGCAAGCACGGTTGCCACAATGCTCAAG